CACATAGGTAATCAAGAACGAGAGGTCGCCGGCGGTATCGCCAGCAGCATCGGTCTCGAGGCCTATCAGATAGTGACCGCCTGAATCAGTGCTGTCGCCAGCATCTTCCCAGACGCGCTGCCCCATCAGGTTGATGTTCCTAGCCTCGAAGGCCACCTCGGTCCCGGTGAGAACAGCAGCTCTCAGGTCGGTGGTCGCCGATGCGTAGGCATCAACATCTTTTGCGGTAACATTACCATCGGCAGTATATAAGCCGACATGCATTGTCACGGCTGAGCCGCTGTCCAGATCATCATTAAAAATCTTGATCGAGACAACCGCTGCGTTGGTGGGGATCGGCGCAAGCATAATCGTATCGCCTGCGCTTAAATCACCAGCGGCTAGAGCTATCGTGCCGCAGGCAACGCGCATCGACCCGTGAAGTTGGCGGGTCGTGTTCATTGTCGGCGGTGATGCCAGGAAATTAGTGACGAGCGTCTGATTTACATTTGCCATGTCACATCCCTCCTATTCGTTACACGCTATTTCGACGACCATCTCTTCTTGAAGCCTAGTGGCCCCAAAGGTCGCCGAATAGTAGATTTGAGTCGAATACGACTTGTCATCCCGCTCCGTGATCCGAGCGCTAGGCTCGGCTCCTATCGCGAGAGCCATCCCGTCTTGCGCCCAGGCAACGACTTGACGCGAAGTCCCGTCGGAGTTGAGGCGGTTTGACGTAATAAACTTAAAGCCGAGGAAAGTATCAATTTCCTTACCAGCTACAGCTTTCGCTGCCGGCATAAGCCGTTTGTGGTCTGGACTTTCTCATCACCCCAAAGGGTGCTGCCCGTCAAGTCTCTACACGTTCCCAAATTAGGGCTTCGCTCGGGATTAGCATTTTACAGCCTTCCCCGAATTTGAGCAGTTTTCAGCAAACGCTTTCACGCCTGCTAGGCGAATATCCACCGCGTACAAGTGCTTTGATACTGTTGTAATCGGCTGAAGTGACAGTCGAATTGTTGAGCAGGTCTTCAGTCTGCTCGGGGCTAACCACGATATAGCGTGGGATACTTGGGTCGATATCGTTCTGGTCAAGTATCTTTTTTGCTGAAACGAGCTTAGCTAATGTCAGCCCTGCGCTGCCGTGGACGATTTTCTGCCCGGCCGGTAATGCAGTGCTAGTAGAGCCTGCCGCTCCCGTATTCGCGGAGCCAGTCATAGCATCGATAATAGCTGTATCCATGCTGCGTGAAATGGCCGCCGCTGCTGCGCGGGCGTAGGTACTCGCGGGATCGATCAATAAGCGGATTTTGTCAGCATCATCAACCAAATCGGCCCACTCGTAGGAGGTCATTGTAACCATCCGGCGGCTGTGGGGAGTCTCAACAAGTGGCGTGTCGGAGTGCCGAGATACCCTCTGCACTGCGGACGCCTTACCGATCTGTTCGAAAAAGGCCTTTTCGCCTGTAACCGATTCCACGTTAACTGCGTTGCGTAACATCGAGCCTGTCTGCTGCGCCAACAAAGTGACGTTGCTCGAGAACTGATTTACGAACGCTGTGGTAATTTGGTTAGACATAAGTCTATTCCTCCAAGCATTTGAATTGCTCGGATCGCTACCCGGCACAACGCCGGACTTCCTACTGTAAGGCCGCTAGGCCGCGCGCCTTTCCACGCTGTCCAATCAGGGGCATCAACATGATGCTTGTCCCGAAACTCACCCGATTTGCGTAACCTCCTCGGGAAATTCATGCTCGGCCAGCTCGAGGGCTCGCTGAACGAAATCTTTGTGTTGTGGGTGGTTCTTATCCCAATAGGGACCGCCGGGCCGCATCAGATCGAGGCGCTGATCATGTGCGTCCTGCGGCGTCATCATATTCTGCAATCGTTTGTCGCCCTCCAGGCTGTCCTCGCCGATCTTCTCGCGGATAAAGAGCCCGACATTTGCTAGCATTTTTGCGAAGTGAGGGTTGTTGCCAACCTTACTGCCGTCGGCAAGCTCCATCTCGGCGAGATCGTCGCTGCCAAATTGAGCCAGCGCGTCCTTCGCGAAGCCAATACGCTCGTCGTAGGCCTTGCCATATTCTCGCCGCAATTCAGTCTCTGTGTCGGCGCGCCCCTGCTCGAGCATCTGATTTCGCTCTTCGCCCATGCTGCCGGACATACTGTAGTAATAGTCAAGCACTGCCTGCGCCTGATTGTTCCGCAGGCCTGCGGCCAGCGCGGCGTCCTTGAACCCCGCCAGCACGCCGGAGTCATTCTCGCTCTCCATGCCTGCCGGAATATTCGCGGTTAAATCATAGTTTGCGGCCTCGGTTGGCCTACCGCTTCGCGCGTCGAAGTCAGACCATTCTTCCGGCGTGCCGCTTTCGCCAGGTAAGGCGATCTTGTCGCGCCCGACCATACGCTGAGCATGCACATAGGACTTGGCAAGATTGCCTACATCCCTGATCGATTGCAGCGAGGGGTCGTGTCTGATGTCCTCGCCGATAGCATCGCGCCAGTCATTCGCCGCTTCCGGCGTCGCTTCAGAGGGAACAGACCCCGCCTCCGGGGCTGCCTGTTCGACTGCTGCTTCGGCCATAGTCAATTCTCCTAGTTAAGGTTTTTCCATTTATCGGAACACATGTGGTGCAGCCAGAGGATCACCGAGCGCTGACCCTCGCAATAGGCCATCTCGAGTGGGTTCTCGCTCCACGTCGTCTTGCCGGCATAAAAGCGCTCGGACATATCGCCCATGATCTTTTCGCCGACATCGCTGTTAAATAATTCGCGGTAGGATAGCCGGCGGTCAATCTCGCGCTGATCCACTATTTAGTCTCCCCGCAGCGGCAGGGATCACATTTACAGTCCTTACATTTGCATAAAAACATTTACTTTTTACTCCCAAATCCGTTGCTAACCATGTCGCGGATCTTATTGATGTGATCCCACAAGGCCGTTATTTGATCCGCCTGGGCATCGCTCGAGGCCCGCAGCTTAGTCGTCTCTATAAAAGTATTTCTCTTTTCCATGTCATCCACGTCTTTACGCAGTTCTGCGATTTGCGAGCGCATGCGGGTGAAAAGAACAACGATCAGCCCGACAAAGACGACCTGCTCCCAGTAGTCCTTTAAAAAATCCATTCACGTCAGGCCGCCTGAAGCGGCGCAGTTGCGCCGGCTTGCTCGGCGTTGGTTATAGCCTTGACCATCGGCGCTGCTTGGCCGGCCATCTGAGCGCCCTGCATCGCCTGCTCTTGCTGCTGGTTGGCCTGCTGCTGCTGCTGGCGCTCTTCGCGCATCTGCTGAACCTCCTCTTGCCCCTTACGTACCCGTGCCGGGACGCCAAGCACATCCATGACATGTAGGGCGAGGCCGTCGGTGTCGAGATAGTCAAGCACCGAGGGGTCCACGCTCGCGAAGGGTTGCAATATTTCCATCGTCCTCAGAACAGACTGCAAGTCGCCGAGCTTCTGCGCCTTGGCCAGCGGCGAGACGTATTGGATTGCGAGCGGCATGCCGACGAGAAACTCCGGCACAGGCGGCAAAGCGTTCTGGCGGGTCAGAATACTGAACGTCCGACCTATCAGCGGCTCGAGGAACTCTGCCTGTAAGCGCCCGAGGACTGGCCCAAGGATGCGCATTTTCTCTTCGTTACGCTGCACGACCTCGGTGGCCGTCATAGCCGGACCTTCTTGAAGAATCAATTGGTCTACATAGAAGGCTTGCCGTATAGCGTCTCGCCGTTGCTGCTCCATCGAAAGGCCGAGCGGCGTATTCGCGCCGATCGCCATTGTCTCGATCCGATCGCGCGTGCCTGCCCGGTAGTAGTTAATGCCGCCCGGGACGGTCCTAACCGGCATGACGAAGCCATCATCAGGCACAAGCAAGGGAGGATCGACCTGCTTTTGCGCCGACTTGATCGTCGTCTCCGACATTTTGTTGAGCATCTTGATGTCCGGCAGCGCCTTCATGCAAACAGACCTGCCGTAGCCCAGCTCGAAGGACGCCTTCAACCAGCGTGGCACAAGGAACGGGAACTCATCATAGCCGCCCTCGTGAATTACCTTCTTCAGCTCCGGTTCGATGTAGCAGGACATGAAGGGCTTATCCATAGCGCCCCGCTTGCTGGTGTTATAATCGTCGCGCGGCGAGACATGATGGACGATCGAGACCTCTTTGTGCGGCTCTTCCTTGTATGTCTTCGCGACGCGCTCGCCGACAGCGGCCTCGCCCCAGCGATTAACGGCAGCGCGGGCGGTCAATTTAAATTTTCTGTATATCTGATCGACGCGACCGTCGGCGTTCTCTGAAATGTATAGCTCGGAGATATGCCGGGTGCTAAAGCGTAGGCCGGCGGGCTCGGCGCTTTCGACGAACATGCAGCCGGTGCCAAAGGCCACAAGGTCTTGATATAATTCCTGCACCTGCTCCTGAAAGTTGCTGCGATCGAAGGCGTCATAGAGGCTGTCGGTTGCCATCTCGAGCCATTCCTTGGCCTTATCGTCGCGGTTAAGCGCCGGGTTGCTGAACCCGAGCGTGAACCACGCCGTCGATGCGCTCGTGAGCATGCCATGCAGACTAGACGAGAGCAGTTCAAGCGCGTGGATCGCGGTGCCGTCGAAGATTAACTGCGAGCGTTTCGCGCCGGCAGTGCGCTTTTTCGTTATATCGGCCTTGCGCGGCACTACATAGTCAGCGATTTCCTGCCAGTGCGCCTCCCACACGCTGCGCTGGGTCTCCAGCACGCGCATCTGCTTTAGAAAAGCGACAGCTTTCGCGTCAGGCTCGGCCATTTTTAAATTCCCATCAGTGTTTTCTTGGCGACGTTGGCCGCGCCGGCAGCACCGCCGGTCATGTTTGTCTGCGCCCGCCCACGCCGGCGGCGTTGGAGCTGTGCCTCGGTCAGGCCATCGCCACCAGAGGAGGCCGAAACGATCGTTTCGCTCGGGCCGGGACCGCCGCTGCCGCCAGAGGGGCCGCTTGACCCGGTGCTTGTCACCGGGCCGGTAGCGACGGGCTCCATCTTGCGAACGCCTCCCGGCGTCTCTACATAGCC